TGACCTTCGTCACGGTTGATCGCCGATTCCTCAATGCGGGCACGAAGCAAAGTCTTCTGTGCAGCGAGTACGGTAACGTCCGATTCCTCTTTCTGCATCGCTTTGATCGCCGCATCGACGATGACGTATTCCGACCAACCACTCACACCATCCAGAACATCATTGTCTTTGAGTAGCGTTTCGAGTCTTGGCTGATACCAAACGCGAATGATCTGTCCGGCTGCTGGCGTCGGAATAAAGTAAATCGTGTCACCTACAACAGCGTACTGGAGGTTGAACACGCCGTAGAAAGTTGAACCAATGTTCGGGTAAATGAATTTGTTGCGGTCGATGAAGTTGAAACGGTTCAACGTGATGAAGGAGTTTGCAGTCGTGTTCAGACCGCAGTCTACACCCACCATCTTATAGAAGGGTCTGGCCGCGTTGTAGTTGATGCCGTTTGGCAGAGGATACTGGAACGTCGATCCGTCCGTGGTAAATTCCAGCGGATCAGCCATGTACCACTGCTCGTGGACGTTCGTCAGAAGATCGTAGAGTTCAAAGTAGCTCTGGTTGATGTAACTATTCCACTCAGGGTCAGTAATGAACTGACTGTTCACCATGTCCGCGCGCTGCTTCGCCATGAGCCTGACTTCGCCCAAAGACAACTGTCCGGGCATCGTCGGTACAACCTGCTGCGGGGTAGTGTAAGCAGAGGTTCCATCTGAGTTCACGGATGCGACTTTGTACCAGTAGCTTGAGCCAACTGTTACAGAGGTATCGAGGTATTCGTTGACGGAAGGAGTTGCGAGAGAGGCAAAGGTGTTGCCTCCGTCTGTGGAGCGTTGAACGCTGTAACTTGTGGCACCCGCAACAATCGACCACGACAGGTAAACTTGTCCGTTCCCCTGTTGCAGAGTGTAGTTATAGGGTGTTGCGGGTATCGCCATGTGGGTGTCTCTCTAAAAACGTAGAGGGACACGACACAACATCAAGATGAGATGCCGTGTCCCTCCACAATAATTACTCGCTCTGAACCACAACCGAGCTATCCGAGAGGTATAGCTCCAGACCAAGGATCGACCCGGAAGCCGGGTCTTTCGGAATCTGAGTCGTGGTCGTAGCGTCGGTAGGACCGAGACACTGCACGATGATGATTGCGCCTTGGTTGTTCACACCGATCGGACCAAGCTGAAGGTTCGGATCACCGACCACTTCAACCGTGTTGATCCCAGACACGCCGATCGCCTTGGCAGTGCCCGTACCAGAACCCGCGCCCGATGCCATGAACGACATCCCAGCAGCCGCCGAGATACCCGAAGGCAGACCCACCGCGTTCCAGTCAGTAGAACCAACCGAAGTGATCTCATAGATCGTCGAAGCAACCAGCGAAGCTGCGCCAACCGACCCGCCCGTTACCGGGGACTTGATCCACCAACGAAGGCCGTAAAACTTGTAGTAGTTGTCTTGGAGTTTGATTTTGTAAGCGCCAGTACCGAGATGGGTAATGGACGAAACGCCCGGACCCTTAGTGGTCCCTACTGCCCCCGATGAACCCACTGCAAAGTTGCAGTCGATCAAAACGGGTTTGGCGTGCATAGTGTAATGGAACTGAGTAAAGCGGCGATTTGCCATGTGTTGTACCTCTTTTGAGATTTGTCACCCGGTTCTCAAACTGCCGGGAGGGTAAGGTGTTACACGGCTTGATCCGTCGCCCCTGACTACCGTGGACGAGCTTATGCCCATCAACGGTGTCTGAGTGTCGGTGATGATAAGAAGGCGTTACTGCTTGGGCTTTGGCAGCGGAATGACGCTGAGTTGCGCCAGAATCGGGAAGACGTATTTGTTCAAAATACCCGACGCCGCTTCCTCGTTATGGGAGAGCTTGTCAGCTATAACAGCGACCTTCTCCAACCCCGGCACCTTGGCGAGTCCCTGAAGGGCAATCACTACCGCGTGGAGAAGGGCGACAAGCGCGGAAATCACGCCCGATACGATCCCCACAATCTTCACCATCAAGACCAAATACGGTCCCAGAACCGGGATTTGGTTCACGATCTGAACGACCATCGACAAGATATTGAGCACAGTTTCCATATACGACTGCCCGCCCGTCTTCCCGACGACACTCAGCCATTTGTGTATGGACGATCAAACTCTCAAGGAATTGAAGAAAATTGTCTCATTCTGTCGAAAAAACGGCGTGACCTCGCTGAAAATGGACGGAATCGAGATTGCGCTGTCTCAAACCGCTCTATTCCCTGAGAGCGAATACAAACGGAAGAAAGCCAGTAAAGCCGCGCCCGGTGCCCTGTCTTCCGATTTCATCCCCACCGAACCTCAGTACACCGACGAAGACATTCTTCTCTGGTCGTCTGCCGGACTCCCTGACGAGAAGGAAACCACCTAATGCCTAAGATTACGCCGCGCGAAAAACAGAACACCGTCACCGTCAAGACAAAGACCAAGACCGAAGTCAACGAAGCCTTCAAATGGTGGGACGCTTCCAGCAAAAAAGACCTGACCGCGCAGCTTCTCTCTACAGCCGGGATGCTGAAAGAGCAGCAGCAGTATCGCTACCGACAAACCGGCGTCTTCGCGCGCCTCTACGGGAACATCCCCCTCTATAACTATGCCGGAAGTGGGATGAACCGTTTGCCCCAAACAAGCAATCTTCCCATCGACCGACCGACGATGAACGTCGTCCAATCGTGTATCGACACGCTTGTTTCAAAGATTTCCCAAAGTAGACCGCGCCCTGTTTTCTTGACCGACGCCGCTGACTACAAAGAGCGGAACCTAGCGAAGAAGCTCAACCAATTCGTCGTCGGAGAACTCTACCAGACCAAAGCCTACCGCCTCGCTGAAATGATGCTGAGAGATGCGGCGGTTCTGGGCACCGGCTGCCTCAAAGTGTTTGAGAACGCCGATAAGCGCGTGGACCTTGAGCGCGTCATGCTTACGGAACTTCTCGTTGACCCCAATGACGCCCTCTACGGGAATCCCCGCACCCTCTATCAACTGAAGCTCGTCGATCGTGAGGTTTTGGCAACAGTATTCCCCGAGTACCGCTCGGACATCGCCAAAGCGGAGCAGGCTTTCCCCGATCAGTCCCCAGACTCTCAAAAAACCGCTTCCGATCAGGTCATGGTCGTTGAAGCATGGCATCTACCCTCGGGCAAGGATGCGGGTGATGGTCGCCACGTCATCGCGTGTTCTTCGGGAGTCGTGCTCGATGAAGAATACAAAAAGGACAAGTTCCCCTTCGTCTTCATCCACTACTGCGAGCGCATCATGGGTTTTTGGGGTCAGGGCCTCGCAGAACAACTCATGGGGACTCAGGTCGAAATCAACAAACTGCTGATGACAATTTCGCAAAGCATCAACCTCGTTGGTGTGCCGCGTGTCTTCGTCGAAGACGGATCAAAAGTCGTCAAAGCCCATCTCAATAACTCGATCGGCTCCATCGTCACCTATCGCGGAACCAAGCCCAGCTACGAAGTTGCTCCCTGTGTTCCCGTTGAACTCTACGGACAACTAGAGCGCCTTGTTCAGTATGCGTATCAGCAGTCAGGCGTCAGTGCTCTGGCGGCAGCCGCGCAGAAGCCTGCGGGCCTAAACTCGGGTGAAGCGATCCGAAACTATAACGATCTGCAATCTGATCGCTTTGCGACACTCTCAAAGCGTTACGATAACGCGTTCGTTGATCTCGCTTACCTCATCACCGATCTTGCGAAAGACATCGCCGAGCGCGACGGTGAGTATCAGACCGTTTATCCCGGCAAAAATGGAACAAGACAAGTCGATCTTCCCAAGGCCGAACTTCTCGATAATCCCTTCGTGATCCAGTGCTTCGATGCAAGCTCACTCCCACGCGACCCCGCTGGGCGTATGGCGAAGATCACGGAAATGATCCAAGCAGGCATGATCTCCATTAAGGAAGGTCGTAGGCTGCTCGATTACCCCGATCTCGAACAGGTCGAGCAACTGGCGAATGCTTCGGAAGAACGTATCCTCCAAGTCCTCGATCAGATCGTAGACGAGGGCAAATACACGGCACCTGATCCGTTCATGGACCTCCAACTCGCGGGTCAACTCGTCGTCCAATACTACAATCTCTACGTGAGCGCGAAGCTCGAAGAAGAAAGAGCGCAAATGCTCCGCGACTTCTTCGCGCAGGTGCAGACCTTGATGCAGGCGGGAACTCCGCCGCCACAAGCTGCTCCGAGTGCGCCACAGGCCGCGCCGATGCCGCTCCCACAGTCTCCTTTGGTTCCGAATGCCGTGCAGTAACCCACGGCTATAACAAAGAAGCCACAACCCAAAACGCACTTGATTACAGGTGCTTATAGCAATCTATACGAGAAGGAACGAGCACGATGCCTACTATCACCACACGAGGCGCTTCTGCGCCTGTTGCCCCTGTCCCCACTGCCGCCGCACAACCTGCTCCAGCAGCAACCCCGGCTGAAGCAAAAACCCCCTCACAAGTCGCTAAGGACATCACTGCTGGTAGTGATCCGGCGAGACAACCAGACAGTTCGGAAGGTCAGACTGCTGCTCAAGCAACTGCACCCGAAGCGACTCAGCCCGAAGAAGAACAGCTTTCACCGAAGTTCGCCGCACTCGCTCGAAAAGAGCGTGCCCTGAGAAGCAAGATTCAGGAAATGAAAGCTAAAGAAGAAGCTCTGAAGGCAAAGGAAGCCGAACTCAGTTCGGTCGCCTCCCTCAAGCAGCGTTTGGCTCAAGACCCAATGGGTGCCTTGAGCGAGTTGGGAATCTCCTATGAACAACTCACCAACGCCGTCTTGAATCAGCCTTCCGCTTCCGACGTAGCTTATCAGAAACTTCAAGCTGAAATTCAGGCTTTGAAGGACGCTCAAAACCAATCCGCTACAAAATTCCAAGAACAGCAACAGCAGCAGTATGAAGCCGCAGTCTCGCAGCTCCGCTCCGAGGCACAGGCACTCGTACAAGCTGATCCCGCCTTTGAAACGATCAAAGAGATGGGGATGTCTGATGCCGTCGTCGAACTGATTAAGGAAACTTACAACCAGCAGGGAGTCCTGCTGGACGTGAGCGAGGCAGCCGAGCAGGTGGAAAACCACTTGATCGAGGAAGCGATGAGATTCGCCAAGCTCAAAAAAGTACAAACCAAACTCGCCCCGGAGCCGCAACCTGCCGAGGCCACGAAGCTACCGCTAACTAAGCAGCCACAGCAACCGATGAAGACTTTGACCAACGCTGTAACAGCGCAGAGTCGGACTCAGCCTTTGAGCGCAAAAGAAAGACGCGAACGCGCGATCTTGGCCTTCAAGGGACAACTTAAATAACCAAAACCCGACCATGACTAAACCCAGATCATGCTGGCTCTGGTCATCTAGGAAATAAGGCGGTGCTGAATGTCAGCCATTTACGCAAACGTCAGTAACCAGATTGCGGCTCTTAAAGAGTTGTATACTGGCGATGACTACATGAAAGACCTCGTTTACAAGAAGAATCCCTTCTTGGCGCTGGTCCAGAAAGACGAATCCCCGAGCGGGTTCGCTGGGAAATATATCCCCGTGCCGCTCATCTACGGAACCCCGCAGGGTCGTTCTGCTACGTTCTCTAACGCGCAGGGCAACCAAACGGCTCCGGCTCTTGCGAGCTTCTTCGTGTATCGTGTTTCCAACTATCAGTTGGTCACGATCACCAACGAACTCCTTGAGGCAACCAAGGACGACGCTGGCGCGTTCGTCGATGAAGCAAAGCTGGCGATGGACACGGGTTTCCGCAACATCTCCAACGACCTTGCTCATGACCTGTTCTCGGACGCTTCTGGCTCTCGCGGTCAGATCAGCTCGATCTCGACGGGTGCAATCACCCTGACCGATCCCGCTCAGATCGTGAACTTTGAAGTGGGCATGACCCTCGTTTCTTACAGTGTCTCGGGCACGACTGCTACGCAGTCCACCGGAGCCGCTGTCGGTTACGTCATTGCGGTCAACCGCTCGGCTGGTTCTCTGACGGTCGCTGCCGTTCAGGGTTCGGTCGCTGCTACCCCGTCCAACTGGAGCACTTCGTTCCCGTACCTCGCCGTACAGGGCGACGTGAGTTTCGCTTCGGGCGGTCTAGCAGTCGGTTCCGCGCTCAAGGTCGCTGGACTTGGAGCTTGGCTCCCGGTCACGGCTCCGACCTCGGGTGACTCGTTCTGGGGCGTTGACCGTTCTGCTGACGTGACCCGTCTTGCAGGCGTGCGCTTCGACGGTCGCAACGAAACGATCGAGGAAGCCCTCATCGACGCTGCGGCTCTTGTCTCTCGTGAAGGTGGACAGCCGGATATGTGCTTCCTGAGCTTCGCTTCCTACGCGGCCCTCGAAAAGTCGCTCGGATCGAAGGTCCAGTATGTCGATGTGAAGCACGACGAAGCAGACATCGCGTTCGCGGGTATCCGCATCCACGCTCCGTATGGCCCGATCACGGTCGTACCGGATCGTAGCTGCCCTGCGCAGATCGCGTACCTGCTCTCGATGGACACGCTGAAGCTCCGCTCACTCGGAAAAGCTCCGCACATTCTGACCTACGGGTTGGAAGGTCTGGAAGGACTCCGCGTGGGTACTGCCGACGCGCTGGAAATCCGTATCGGCTACTACGCAAACCTCATCTGCAACGCACCCGGTTGGAACTGCGTTGTTCAGTTGAGCCAGTAACCTAAAATCTCTTAAATGAGATCGGGGCTACCCTCGAAAGGGGGTAGCCCCTTTTTATTTTCCAACCCCCGGTCGGATATATTTTCCGCCCATCCCGTGCTACAAACGCGGCCATGAGATCGAAACCCAATAGTGTCTTTGATCGCCTTCTTTCCAAACAAAAGAAACGCTGTGCGGCGTGCGGGAGAAAGCACGAGCAACCTCGCTCCTTCATCATTGAACTTGACCCGCGCACGGGCGTTGCTCGCGGCCTACTTTGTTTGGGGTGCGTCAATATCGTCCGTGTATTCAGGGGAGTGGAGTCATACGAGCAGGCAAAAACCTACGCCCGTAAGCAGGGGATGAACAAGGTGCTTGCCTACCTCGAAGCCGCACACGATTTGGTATACGCACCGTAGCCTTTAAAAAATTTCTCGCGCTCCGACCGCCCCTATAATATCCTCAACCGTAAGAAAGAGGATCACACGACTATGGGTGAACAGGAATATCTGCTTCAGTTTTTCGAGTACGGGCATTTGCCCGCCAATCTGCAAACCGTCAGTAAGCCCTTCGGCGATCTGGCGCAGGAAGTCGTGAAGGCGACTCCCAAGAACCCGGAGCGCACCACGGCCCTCCGCAAGCTCCTTGAGGCTAAGGATTGCGCGGTGCGGGCGCTGCTCTTTAAGACAGGTTCCACAAACTAAACCAGATGCGGGTCGAACGGTAATCGGTTCTCTTTGCAAAAGAACGTAGGTTCGAGTCCTACCTATAGCTCCGCAACGGGCCGTAGGCGCAGCGGTTGGTAGCTGCAAGTCGATCACCAAAAAAGTATCCGCCGCTGTTTCACTCCCCGTATGTGGAGCCAAGAACTCATCGACAACCGCAATCGCGTCCTTGATCGCATCGAGTGGATCAAGCGCGTCCCCCTGCGACCCGGCTCCTATCTGCATCTCGGGTGCGGCCCGCAAATTTACGACGGCTGGACGAATATCGACAAATACCACGACGATCCCCGCGTCGTGCGCTCGGATATGTTCCAACTCCCCTTCGAGTCTGAATCCATCGACGCGATTTATTCGTCGCACGCGCTCGAACATCTCCCCTTCCGACGTGCTCGCGCCGCTCTCGTTGAGTGGTCGCGCGTTCTCAAACCCGAGGCGAGGCTTTACCTCGCTGTCCCCGATCTTGAGGAAATTTGCCGCCTGCTTCTCGCCCCGGACTCAGCCGTTTCCTCTGATCTCAAATGGGGCTGGTTCGTCTACACCCTTTTCGGCTGGCAACAGTCCGCGTCTGATCGAAGCAACAGCGCCGAAACAGAACCCGATCCCGGCCAATTCCACCACTGCGGTTTCACCGAACGAAGCCTTCGTCGGTTTCTGACCGAGGCCGGGTTTGAGATACACGAACTGTATCGTTACGACGGCTGGGATACGCCTAGCCTTTGGTGCGAAGCGACAAAGATGGTATAGGCTTCTATACTAATTCGTCTTGACTTTTCCTCCGCTGGTATAGAAAGCTGTACTTATTGGAGGAACAAATCATGTTCAATAAATTCAAAGTCACGCTGAAATTCACCCGCACGCTTCTCGCCACAAACCCCTGCGATCCAAATGTGATGGACACACACATTCTGGACCGGCAGCGGAAACTCATCACGGAAAAGTCGAAGCTCAACAAGGAAATCAATAAGTATCTGGAACAAATCCAGATCAGTGCTGAAAAGGGCGATCAGGAGCTTGAGCATTTGCTTGATCGGCTTGAAGAACTGATGGGTTATGAGCTGACCGAGCAGCAACGGGCTGACGCCGTAGCCGGTAAGCTGCTCAGTCTGAAAGAAACGCTCCAAGAACTCGACATCAAGGGAACCACCGTTTTCTTCTGGGACAAGAAGCTCGACAAACCCTGTATCGGCGATCACATGATCTACGGCTATTTGAAGGCTGCGTCTGAGGCCATTGGACGTACTTTGCCGCAGAAGCGAGGCGAAGTCCTGCACTCGATCTCTTATACGCAGTCGCTCATCAACCAGCACGTGAGATGCGAGGAACAGTTCATTACCTTGGACAAGGACATCGCTCGCAAACCGGATGGAAGTCCGCTGTACCTGCAACGCAGTCTGCGGGCAATGACTGCTCAAGGTCCGCGAGTGAGCCTTGCCCGGTCGGAAGTGGTCGAGGCCCCGGCTTCAGCCACCTTCACGCTCAAAGTGCTCAAAGGTTCTGCCATTGACGAGGCCGTGCTCTGCAAGCTGTTTGATTACGGCGAGCTTTCCGGCATCGGCCAGTGGAGAAACGCGGGACACGGACAATTCCGCTACGACCTCAAGACGCAGTAAGGGTCATGTATTGACTCGTCTACTTTTCGTAAAGTGGCGGTTTAGTCAGGTTCAGCAGATTGAAGTAGAGTGAGGGCGTTCACTTACGTAACCGTGATGCCGAGGTTCAGCATTGTTTAGTTGAGTGGAGGCATTGCGCTGTGCCGTTAGCAGAGCGGTGTGCTTTCGTGGTGTGGTGTTGGTACTGAATTGCGGTGTCGGGTAGCGGCAGCGGTTTAGTTTAGTGAGCCGCAATGTTACGTCCTGTAGTGGTAAAGGTGAGGCGTACTGGAGCTATGTGGCGGTGTAGTTAGGCCATGTATGATTCTGCGTCGTGAATCTCTGTCACGGTATTCTCTTGCGTGGTGGGTTGTGTTGGGTACTGGTTTGGTTGGGTGAGGACCAGTGAGGTACAAGTAACCGTAATGTTCGGGTATGATATAGCGGCGTCAGTCTGGAGTGTCGTTTTGGTATGGCGTAGGTTTGTAAAGTTTGGGCTACGGCAATGAACTGTTTCGTGTAGATTGGTGAAGTGTTGGTGTAGCCTTGTTAGGCTGCGTCCGGGTAATGCGTAGGTCGCCTTGTCATGCGCAAGTTACGTTACCCAATGCAGTGTAGCGGCAATGCACAGCACAGCGATGCGTTGCTGGGGCAATGAAATGTCCAGAACTGCGAAGCGTAGGTCTAGCCGTGTCCGGCACCGAGGCGTGTTGTTAGGCCAAGGTACTGTAATGATCGGTTTCGTGTGGTCAGTAAAGCGGCGGTAAGGTGAGCTTTAGCAAAGTTGAGCGATCGACCCACGCGCTACGATGTCAAAAGCGACACACTTACGCTGGTGGGAGGGTTTGCGGTAGTATGATGATTGCCGTAACAGTCAAATGCTAGGCAAACCGAGGGCACTGGCCGGGTCAAACCCTTGTACCAAGCCAGTGCCTTTCTTTATCTCATCTTCATCATGACTTTGGAGAGGATCGCTTTACGACGGGAAGCCTCGTCCATTTCAGGCTCGTCTAACGACAACTCATGTTCGTCTTCGTCGTAGTGCTCTTTGAGGTTGGCTTCTTGCTCAGGAGCCTCGTCGAGTTCCAGACCATCAGCGTCGCTGTCGTCTACTTCACCGCCAGATGCCATGTGCTTTGCGGCGATGACGCGAGCCACTTCAGCCGGGTCGTGCTTCATGACCTGTGGCTTGGGGGCCTCGTCGTCGAGTAGGTCGCGCTTGGGATGCTTGTTGCCCGCACGACGCTTCATCTCGAAGGCGATGGCGAGAGCCTGCTTCTGAGGTTTGCCTGCTTCACGCTCGGTCTCGACGTTGTGGTTGAACGCTTTCTGCGACTTCCCCTTCATGAGCGGCATAGTCGGTTACTCCAAACTCTCAACGGCTTCGTCGTCGTCGGCAGCGGGCGCATCGACATCAACGATCTCAAATGCGTTCTGGAGGGCTGCGGCGACGGCTTCAGCGTTCTTCTCGTGGACGGCTCGGATCAGGTCTTCGGCAGCAGCAACGAGCGCCGGATCGTGTTCGTCTTCGGCGTGCATCGGCTCGATGGAGCCTTCAGGCTTGCGCTTGGCGATGATGACGGATGCGAGCTTCTTTGGCTGTAAAAATGGAAGCATAGGGTTACATTACCTCTCAGGTAATGTCCCAACGTCGGCTAGACCGATGTTATAGCCGAGTCAACCGTTTTGCGATTCACGACAACGTAGCTCTGCGTGCTGGACACCCACTTGTGCCCTAACGCATCTCGAAGCGCGATCAGGTCTTTGTCCAAAGCCTGATAGACCTTTTCGGCAAACGTCTTGCGCATGGTGTGCGTCCCGGTTTGACCCTCGATGCCTGCCGCTTGGTAGGCCCGGTCCAGTATCTTGTGCGCGGTGAAGCGGGTAAGTGCCTTACCGTAATAGCTTGGGTGGGTGGATTGAAAGAGGGGCGATTCGGGGTCTGGCTGTGTCCAGATGAGCCTGATTCCCGAGTGATCCTCTCCAAAGCCTGTAACAAGTTCAGCTATAACAGCCCGAGCTTGGGGGTGCAGGGCTATATCCCTGCCCCGAGAACGCTTGCCGCTACGGACCACAAGCCGCTCCATGACGCCTGTAGGACGCCACACGTCGCCCACTTTGAGTTTGAGAAGCTCGCTGATACGGAGTCCAGTACGTAACCCCACGATGAACAGGGCGCGGTCGCGCACGGTTTTGAGTTGAAGAAGGACGAGAGTGATTTCCGAGTCGTTGAGCGGGCGGCATCCGGGCATAACACGTGCCC